AAAATGGTCTGGAGCTTTCCTCGGTTCCGTAAATGAAATCTTTAACTAAAATAAGGTAGGTGAAATAAAAATGAGTAATGAATTATTAGAAAAGGCCGCAGCAGCTGGTACAACAGTATCAACTGGCTTTGGCTCAACAACTGGTGGTTCAGGCGTTCACGTTGCTTCAGAAAATGGCAACGGTGGACTTCTAAACCCAGAACAATCAGCACGATTCTTGGACTATATGTTCGATGCTACCGTAATTGGTAAAGTTGCACGTACTGTCCGAATGAAAGCTGACACAACAGAGATTGATCGTATGTCCGTCGGAGAAAAGCTTGTAAAGCTTGCATCTGAAGGCGAGAACACAGCTGCTAACAGCGGTGTAACTTTCTCAAAGATCTCTCTTACAACAAAGAAACTTCGCATGGACTGGGAGCTTTCAACAGAGTCTCTAGAAGACAACATTGAAGGTGCAGATCTAGAAGATCACATTGCACGTATGATGGCAACACAGGCAGGAAATGACATCGAAGATGTTATTCTTAACGGTGACGAGTCACTTACAACCGATGCACTTTACAAGTCATTTAATGGTGTTGTAAAGAAGGCAAAGACAAACGGACGTGTTGTCGATGCAGCTGGTGCGGGAATTTCTCGTGCAGTATTTAACTCAGCCCTAAAGGCTCTTCCACGTAAGTACAAGCAACGTCGTACAGACCTTCGCTTCCTTTCAGGATCAAACTTGATCCAGGACTACTTATACTCTAACTCACAGAACATCCAGAACGTTACTCCACAGGATATTGCTTCAGGCATCATCCGTGGTGATGTTCCAGTTCTTGGAGGTCCAGCAGGATATGTAGCTCCATACGCATTTGGTATTCCAATCGTTGAAGTTCCATTGCTTCCTGAGACACAGACAGGTACATATGCAAGCCCATCAGGTTCACACGGAGACATCCACTTGACATTCCCAAATAACGTTGTTATTGGTATCAAGCGTGACGTAACTGTTTACCGCTTCTTCTGGCCACGTAAGGACTCAATCGAGTACACAATGTACACTCGTGTTGGCGTTCAAATCGAGCAGGCAGACGCTTGGGTAGTTGTTAAGAACGTTAAGGTTGCTTCTTAATTAAATAAGAATTAACTACCGAAAGGCCCCCAATTAATTTTGGGGGCTTTTCATTTTAATTTAACAATGCTATAATTAAATCACCTAGAAAGAGGAGAACTAAATATGTCATTTGACACATTAACAGTAGCTGAATTAAAGGAAATTGCAACCGAGTTTGCTGTAGACACAGAAGGTCTAAAAAATAAAAAAGATGTAATTGCTGCGATGGCAGAAGAAGGTGTAACATATTCCGTATATGCAAAAACACTAGAAGCAATAAAAGAAGCAACAGAAGAAATTGAAGTTTTGCCAAAATTTGATCCAAAGGCACAAGCCGAGGACACAGTCTTGGTACGCATGACAAGAGCAAATTACAGATATGATATTCATGGACATACGTTTACAGATACTCATCCATTTGTAGCAATGTCAGAAGAAGACGCTCAATTAATCTTTGATACAGAGGAGGGTTTTCGTTTAGCGACACCAAAGGAAGTTCAAGACTTCTACAACTAAACGTTAACATAAGTTAATGGAAATATTAGTAGGCACCAATTCACCAATTACTCATAGAGTTTTTTGGAAAGGCGAAACTGTCGATGCCGACTCTTTGCCTACAGTAAAGATTTATGACATCACAGAAGATCCTGCTGTCACACCCCCAATAAACCCTGGAACTTTAATAACAACCATAACATCAGAAAAAAGAGAAACTGATGATGGTGTTTACGTTGCATATCTTCCTCTTGAATTAACAGATAAAAATAAGCAATTAAAAGTAGTATGGGAATATGTAGTAGATGGAAGCCCAGTTAGAAAAGAGAACAAGCTTTTTGTTCAAACTCCATATACTGATTTAACTCAGGCTGCAGAAGTTTTAGGGGTTGGAGCAGACTATTCTGACCCAAATTACAAAACATTTTTTGATTTATTAGAAGCAGAAAGATATGCAAGAAAGCTAATTGAAAACTATACAGGTCAGCTGTTTTATTTATATGACGACGTAACAATAGTTTATGGCGCAGGAACAGACATCCTTCCGCTTCCATATAAACTTTCTCAGCTACATGAATTGTATTCAAATGATCTTTTACTTATAGACAATATTAATAACATTAATAATCTAGGTTACGATATAGTTGTTTCAGAAAGCGGATTTGGAATAAGAATTAATCGTGCTAACCTGCTTGACAATACTGTATATGTTGCAAACGGAATGATTCCTCCAACAATCAATGATTACTCAGGAGTTTTTAATAAAGATTCAGTTTATAGAATTGCGGGTAAATTTGGTTGGGCTGAAGTTCCAGACGAGGTAGATCTTGCATGTATAGAATTAATGAAAGATTATTTCTCTAAAGATAAAGTTTGGAAAAATAAATACATCAAAAACATCTCCACGTTTGACTGGAAATTTGAATACGATTCAACAACATTTTCTGGAACTGGAAATAATTATGTAGATCAACTACTTCTTCCATACGTTCTAAATAAGATGGTTGTTATTTAGAATGAACAGTGTTGTAGATTCACTTATGCCTATGCAGGCTGATATATATATCCAGCAAGATGAGCAGGACCCAAATACTGGCGCAATTAAAAAAAATTGGAACTATTCAAGAACTGTAGCTTGCTCAGCAAAAGGAATAATATCAAATTCAGGCTCAGGAAGATCTGGAGACAAGCAAAATTTTTCAAACAGATATGCAAATGAACAAACAATTGAAATCAGAACAAATCTTCAAATAAATTATAGGGAAAAAATTAATAACATTAGAGATCTTCAAGGCAATGTTATTTGGAAAGAATTAGATTATCCTACAGAAACTCCAACTGTTTTTGAAGTAATAAGCTCAACTCCGCTAACCGACCCTTTTGGAAATGTTCTTGCATACAACTCTCTTGCAAAGAGATCGGAGAACCAGGAAATTGGACTCTAGCGTAGCTTTAATTCAAACCGCAAGCGGACTTGAAAGATTGATGGCTGGATCTGTTCCAGGTATTATTAAAGATAGTACAGTTGCACAAGTATCTGCTTTTTTGTATTACGAAGCATCTGTTCTTTCAAAGCTTACAACAAATGATGCATTTAAGAAATTATTTAAGACAACAGTCTTTAATCAAATAGAAAAAGATTTTTCAGAGTATTTAGATTCACAAGCAAGAATAAAACAAAAATCTTTGCAGCATGTTTATGAGTGGAATAAGGCTGGAAATCCAGCAGCTAGATTATTTAAGTTAAACAGGTTAGACACAGAAGGCCTTTCGTTTAGAATTAATTATGATTTTAAATTATCAAAATCAACAGTTCCTTCAACAAATAAGCTACAAAAGAAAAAATATGTATTTGCAAACAAAGCCTCAATTATGGAGTCTGGTATGCCAGTAGTTATAAGGCCAAGATCTGCAGAAAGACTTGTTTTTGAATTAGATGGCGAAACTGTATTTATGCCAAAAGGAACTTCAGTAACAGTAAAAAGGCCTGGAGGCACAGCAGCAACAAACCAGTTTGCATTAGCCTACGGTAGATTTTTTGGCGGGCCACTAGTTAATTCATCTATTAAGTCTTCAGGCTTACAAAGAATATTTAACTCTAAAATGGCGGCAGCCCTAGATGTTCCAATTAATATAAAGAAAGTGCAATATAGTTTCAGCCCTGGTAAAATAAGATATCAGGCGGACGCAGCATTAGAAAGATCATTTGGAGGCTCACTATGACAGTAGATTATAAGATAGACGCAATGTTTGAGCTCCGTAAATTTCTATGGAAAGAGCTAAAGGCTACAGAAATTTTTGATAAAAACGATTACTATTCAGATAATCTAAATGCTGAAATTATTCCTATAATTCCAGTTCAGCAGTCCCCAGAATTAGATCAATTCTTAAATGGCAAAAAGCATATAGTCTACGACAAGATCGGATTGTCATTTGAGGACATATGGCTGCTGGCATGTGAAAAGGTTTTATTTACAATATATTCAACTGACATATCAGATATATATGAAATCAGAAACTTGATGATGGACCTATTTAGAAGAATGGACGAGTCCGCAAGAGATGTCAACAATAGCTCAGATTCCACTAAATTAATATTCCATAGCATACATGTTGTAGAGACATCGCCAATCGAGCCTTCATCTGAGCTAAAGGGCTTCTTGTCGGCAGATGTGATTTTAGAGGTAAAATACTCAAGAACAACAGATGGCAGAGGAAGATTCAATTAGTTGCTTTTAGTCAACTTATCCAGTAAAATTGGACTTGAGGTAAAAAGCCTAGCCAGCTTTGATTAAGATTTAAAATGTAAGTCAATATATATATATGTTTATTTAACAGGAGGTTTTACAACATGGCACAAAATACAGGTAATGCTAGAAATATTCTCGTTGGTGCGTCACCGCTGTTTCTTTCAGTAACAGATATCACTAGCGCAGACTATGTTCCAGCAGCAGAAGCAGGCGTATTAAACGCTTGGGCTTCAGGAAAAAATAAGACTGTCCCAGCATTTGCTACAGGAGAATCTTACACAGATACTTTGAATGCTGTTGATACAGCTACATCACTTTCAGCTGCAACACCAAAGGAAACTAAGGGTGCATTTTATCGTAACGTAGGTTACACAAACAACGGTCTTCAGGTTACATACAACCCATCATACGGTTCAGTAACAGTAGATCAGCTTCTTGACTCAGCAAAGCTTTTCAAGGAGACAATGGAAGTTATGATCGCAACAGAAATGGCAGAAGGTACTCTTGAGAACGTTCTTGCTGTATTCGGTCAGCGTTCAGATACTTTAACATCAGCGGGAACAGGTACTTCTTCAACAAAGACACTTGGTCTAGCAGGTGGAGCTCTTGGCGAAGCGCCAACAGAGCGTCAGCTTATTGCAGTTGGTCAAGCACCAACATCTACAGCAGCGGCAGCAACTGAGCGTGTATATTATGCACGTCGTGTTCTTTCTGTACAACAGTCACAGTTCTCTTTGGCTCGTAACGCAGCATCAACATTCCCAGTAACATTCCGTTTGTTACCATCTGGTGACTCAGCTCACGCAGGTAAGGAATATGGTTTCATCGTAGACCGTGTTCTTTCAGCATAATTAATTTAATTAATTAATAGAGACCCCCTAAGAAATTAGGGGGTTTTCTATTGCTATGATATTTTCAATATGATACAATAATTAAGACACAATCCTAGGAGGATTAAATTGGCAACTACAGTATATGATGTTGAAGAAATTCAACTACAAAATGGCGCAACAGTTAAACTCAAGCCTTTAACAATTAAAGAGCTTCGTGAGTTTATGAAAGTCATTCAAAGAACACAAGAAGTAACATCAGAAGATGAGACATTAACAATTCTTATTGAGGCATGTGGAGTGGCACTAAAGAAGCAGCTTCCAGACCTAGTAGCAGATAAAGACGCATTTGAAGATACACTTGACGTTCCAACTATCAACCGCATTCTAGAAGTTTGCGGAGGAATTAAGATGGACGACCCAAACCAACTAGCGGCAGCAGTACTGGCTGGTCAGAACTAGATCTAGCCGCTTTAGAAGGGGAAGTTTTTCTTCTTGGTAATTGGATAAATTACGAACAACTAGAAGATAATCTTTCAATGCCAGAGTTAATCCAGACTTTTAAATCAATGCAAAAATCTGAGTCGGAGAAAAGAAAATTCTTAGCTTCAATTCAGGGTGTAGATTTAAATGAAAGCAGTAATCAAAATGAGGAGGGATCTTCCTTTGAAGATGTTAGAAGAAGAGCACTTGGTATAAATGCATCAGCAGATGATGTTGTTTCACTACAAGGTTCATTTGCCAGCGAAGCTGGTTTCGGCATTGGAGCAGGATTAGGATACTCTATAGAGTAATATAAGTATATGGCAGATAATTTAATCACCACCAATATTACCGCCAATGCAGACTTTACGAGCTTAAGAGCTCAGCTAGCTGCAGTTACTGCCCAACTCATAAAACTTCAAGAAACAACTGCTGGAACAAACGCAAAGCTTGCAAATCAAATTGCAGTAATGAACAAGTCGTTTGCAACTACCCTTGGCTCTACTGGTCAGTTTTCACAGCACTTTGTTTCTTTAACTTCAGACGTAGAAAAGTTTGGAAAGAATTTAGATCGTGGCCGTCTTAAATTAAGTGAGTACTATAACACTTGGAACGGCCACACTAAAAAATCAAGCAATTTAATTAGAGATCTTGCAAAGCAGCAGGTAATGCTTGAGCAGGCTATTATTCAGCCATTAGGTAAAAATGCACAGGGCTTAATGCAATACAACGTAATGGTTGCAAAAGGTCTTGATGAGATAAAAAACAAAACAGCTTTAGCTAGACAACAAGCTTCAATTATGAATAAGGTCATGCAAGACGGTGCGGGCCAACTAATTAACTGGGGTAAAAATACACAGTGGGCAGGTCGTCAGCTTACAGTAGGACTTACAGTCCCACTCATTGCCTTCGGAGCTGCAGCACAAAAAGCATTTAAAGAAGCAGACGCAGAGCTAGTAAGATTAACAAAAGTTTATGGCGGATTAGCCGCAACTTCATCTGAAGATTTAGCGCAAGTCAGAAAAGATGTAAAGGCTACTGCTAAAGAAATTGCTAGTTCCTACGGTGTAGCATATAAAGAAACAATTGCACTTGCAGCTGATTTAGCAGCCACTGGACAACAAGGAAATGAGTTAATTGCATCAACTCAGCAAACAACAAGACTTGCTGTTCTTGGTGAAGTTGACAGACAAGATGCAATGAAAGCAACTCTTGCAATTCAAAATGCATTCAAGCAAAATACAAATGAGCTAACACAATCAATTGACTTCCTTAACGCAGTTGAAAACCAGACTTCCACATCTCTTCAAGACCTAACTGAAGCAATTCCAAAAGCAGGTCCAGTTGTAAAATCACTTGGCGGAGACGTAAAAGATTTAGCTTTGTATTTAACTGCAATGAAAGAAGGCGGAGTAAACGCATCAGAAGGTGCTAACGCAATCAAATCAGCAATGGCATCTCTTATCAACCCTACAAAGGTTGCAAAAGAAATGTTTAACGGATTTGGAATAGATATTGATAAAATTGTAACCTCAAATGCTGGAAACCTAACAGCAACAATAGTAGATCTTCAGTCAGCGCTAGACAGTCTAGATCCTTTAAGCAAGTCAAGAGCTATTGAGCAATTGTTTGGTAAATTCCAGTACGCAAGAATGTCTGCGCTATTTGAAAACCTAGGAAAATCTGGATCGCAAACACTTCAGGTTATGGATTTAATGAAGGCAAGCACACAAGATCTTGCAGCAATTTCAGAGCGAGAATTAAAGATGATGACAGAGTCAGCATCAGGACAATTCAAGAGAGCCTGGGCTTCTGTTCAAGCAGACTTAGCCGCTGTTGGAGAACAGTTCTTAAGAATAAGCACAAAGGTATTAATTGTTGTAGATAAAATTATTCAATTTTTTCAAAATTTGCCAGGCCCAGTTAAAACATTCTTAAATGCTCTGGGCGGAATCACAGCAATTGCTGGACCAATAATCATGCTTACAGGTGTACTCGGAAACTTCCTAGGATACATCATTAAGGGTATATTTCATTTAAAGCAATTAGGTAAAGGCGGACAAAGCTTTAAATTTCTTACCCCTGAAATTATGGCAGCAGATGCTGCAGCAAAAGGTCTTGCAACATCATTCTATAGTGATACAGAAGCAACAATTGTTTTATCTAATGCTGTAAATACACTTTCAGAATCATTTGCTAACCTTGAAATGAAAGCAAATGCTGCAAAGGTTGCTGTTCAACCAGCGGTTGCAACTGTTGGTGGAAGCGCAGTAGCTCCAGGAGTTCTTGGACAAAGAGTAGTTGATAAAAACAATCCGCTAATTGGTTCACCTTATTCAAGAGATATGTCACATTTGATTCCATCTCAAATGCCACAAATGGGAACAATATTTGGAACAGTCCCAGGTGCTGGCCCAGTAAACGTTAGAGTTGGAAAAAATCCTCAAGCGTACATGGACCAAGATCTTCCAAAGATCCCTGGAGTCACATCAGTAAATAACACATCTACTGGAATTGTTGCAGCTGAAGCAGCAAAGTGGCATGCAATGACAGCAGCAATTGCAATGCAGTCAGAAGCAGAAATAAAAGTATTGAAAAAAGAAGTAATGGCAACGGGAACAATTACATCAAGCCTATCTGATTCTTATCAAGCATTGCTCCCAGAATTTTCTGAAATTACAAGTATGGCTGCACAAGAAACAGCTTTAATTGTTAAGCAGCTACAGCAAAGTAAAATAACAGCAGATGAAGCAAGAGCAAAAGTAATTCAGCTAAACGCAACAGTTGAAGCAATGCTTGCCGAAACAGCTCAAAAGATTGCAGCAGGACAAGGAAGAACTGTAGCCTTAACAACAGTTCCATTAACATCTCAACCTGTAGTAGACCCAATAACAGGTAAATCAAACATGAAAGAGATGTTCCACAAGGGAACAACAAAAGAAATTGCAGATAGAATTGCAAGAGCATTAGGTGGAGTCAGAACCTCTGGAGCGGGATACAATATTCAGACTACAAAGCCTCAGCAATTAAACGCAGGAGGAAGAGTATATGATCCATCAAGAGACGGCAACATCGTACCTGGAGACACATCAATTAACTATGATAATACTCCAGCAGTTTTGCAAGAAGGCGGCTATGTATTAAATCAAGGCGCTTCAAAAAATAATCCAGACCTAGTTAGTCTTGCAAAAAATTCCCGAAACTCTGGAGGAAAAATTGTACCAGCTGTAGTAACTCCAGGTGAGACTTACTTCCCTCCAGAAGTTGCTGAGACAATGATGCCTACACTTGAAAAGGCTAACAGAGGTTCAAAAATATCATTAAGAAATGTCGGCGGATATATAGGTGGTCTTGTAAAAAGATCAAAGAAGAACTACGGAATTAGCTTTGAAGATTCAGAGCAGATGCGTAGATATACTGAATATCATACGTCATCAAATTTTGACCAGTATGCAAAAGCGGCTTCAATTGCAAATGATGCAGAAGCACTAGTTGCTCTTGGGCTAAGCCCAGAAGAAGCTGTAAAGGAAGCAGATCGCTGGTTTGAAAAGAGATACAATAAAGCTTTAGAAAATAACAATGGAGTATTTAAGCAATCAGAATTTGATAAAGTTACACAAGAAAGCTATTCTGATTTACAAAAAGATTTAAAGAAAAGATACGGTATAACAAAACCTATCTCAAAAGAATGGCGCACACTTTCAAAGTCTGGAAGCCAGCAGATGAAGGCACAGCGCTGGAGATACACAAGTGGAAAAGTTGATTACACAGTAAGAAACAAAATATTTGATTTACTTGGAGAACCAGGGAAGAGATTAAAGAAAGAGGCTGCCTTTGCAAATCAAGAGCGAGCACACTACACATCTGGAAGCACACAAGCTAAATCTGGATTTAACTATTTAGGACAGGCAGTAATACAGCCTTGGGAAATTAATCAGCTTGCTCACGAGCTTTCAAGATATGGAGTTATACAAAATTCATTTTCTTTGTCATCTGCTGAGAATAAACAGCAGTTTGATAGAATTGCAAAAAATTTAGGATACTTAGATCACGATGACATGTTGGAAAGCTTAAAGGGCAAAAAGAGTTCTCCAGCAAAACCTCCTAGAGTATTTAAAGTTGAAAATGGAATGACAGCGCCATTGCGTAAAATGGTTTCTTCTTCACCTGCACAATTTAAAAATTACATGAGATTGCCAGCCGTAGCAAGAATGCTCACTTTAGCTGGAGCAAGACTTAATGCTGGAGGAGCAGTTGGTGGCTCAGTCCGTAAAGGAAAATATAATTACGGAAAACTTCCAGCATGGATAATCAGAAATGAAAAGATCAAAAACCTAGCCAACACTGATCCAGCACATGGTGTTTTACAAATTGGTAAATATCACCCAGCCTTGCATGTTAGAAATCAATATGTTGCTCCTTCTATTAGATATAAGAGTAACTATGAACCATTTACATGGGACAAAGGTCCTAATGCTGGTCAAACTTTCTATTCCCCAAGAAGAACTGGCGGAGCACCAGCATTTGAAACTGGAACAATAGAGACAAGAGCAAAAACTGCTCTATACAATTATATGCAGGGTGACTATCAAGCAATTAATGATCCAGCAGTTCAGGCATATCTTTCAACCATAAGAACTAAATTTACAGGAACACTTCATAGAGGAGTTAGAAACATATCTAGCCTTCCTCCTGTAATTAGTAATTTAATTAAAGAAGGCAGATGGGATGATCTTGTAGGCAAAGAGTTTATTATGCGTCGCTCATCATGGAGCACAAATAAAGATACTGCAGAAGGCTTTGGTCAAATTCAGCTTATTGCAAACGTAAAAAATAGAAATGCTGTGCCAGCATCTGAAATATTTCCAAACTTAACATTCCAATCTCCACAGGGACCAGTACCAGTAAACGAAAGTGAAGTTTACATGGGAGGTAAGTTTAGAGTTATTGGAGCTGATAAAAATAGATTAAAGCTACAAGCAATATATGATGCTGCTCGTGAAAATGGCGGACCAGTAAATGCTGGAAGACCTTATCTTGTTGGAGAAAAGGGTCCAGAAATCTTCGTTCCAAAAAATGCTGGAGGTGTAATTCCAGGATACAACATGGGCGGAATGGTAAAGTCAATGATGATGAGCTCACTTGGATACATGGGTGGTTCTGCGCTTGGAGGAATGACAGGCTTGCCAGGCGGAGCAATGATTGGCGGAATGCTTGGCTCAATGTTTGGAATGGGCGGAGGCTCATCTATGGGAAGAGCTCCAAGGCCACAAGCAGAAGGTCCATTAAGAGAAAATGGAATGTTTGCAAAAAATTTATCTGCAGAGCATTTTACAAAACCAATAGGTCCAGCAGGAAAACTTGCAGATAAGTTAAATCTGCTTGGATCATCAGGTGGAAGATTTTCTAGTGTTTTAACAAAAATAGGACCACTTCTTGCAAGACTTCCAATGGCATTTAATCCAGTTGGGGTTGCAATTGCAGCAGTAACAGCAGCTACAGTTCTTGGGGTTAAAAGATGGAAAGACCATAATGAACATTTAAGAATTGGAATGCTTCAATATAGCTTAACTGCAGAAGCAGCAAAAAAAGCTGGAGTAAAATTTACTGATTACAATACAAAGCTAGCAGATACCGTTACAAATATTCAAGCAATAAGAGAAAGAAATCAGCTTTTGTATGAAAGCATGGAGTCTGCTGGAATGCCAATAGAGATGACTATTGAGCAATATAAGAAATTGCGTAAAGAGGTTAAGTCATCTTATGCAGACCAAATTAAATTAATTAATCAAACAAAGGGACCAGGGGATACAAGAAAGCTTGCAGAAGATCTTAAGATTCAGTTAATGGCAGCAGGCATGTCAGCAGAAGATGCAACAAAGAAAATTTGGGCAATGTTTAAACTTTCTGAAAAAGCAAAAGACGCTGCAACATTTACATTAGGAAACTCTGGCTTTAATAACATAAAAGATGGTCAATCTGTAGCAGTAAGTGCAATATCCAGATACAGCGCTGCAGCAAAAGAAGGCGGACGTGAAGGCGCAGGCGCAGTACAAACTGGACTGACATCAATAGATGCTGGCATACAAGACATGATTGCTAGAAGCAAAAAAGCAGCCAAAGCAGACAAGTCTGGCAATACAAAAGTATTAACTGAATATCAGGCACAAGAAGCTATGCTTAATAAATTAAATTCTCTTGAGTCATCAAAAGCAAGATTAACAAAAGCAACAAGAGATGAAATGATTAAGCAAAACCCAGAACTTAAAAAGATTATTAATCCACTAGACACAATTGTAAGTCTATGGGGAAAGATGAATCTTGCAGCAAAAGGCTTTACAGGTAATTTAGAAGCTCTAGGTCCAAAAGCCGTTGAAACATTATCTAAGATTGCTGATGCTGTTTCTGAAGCAACAGCTTCCGCCAACAAGACTGGGTTATTAAAAGATCAATATGCAATGCTTGATAAATTAACTGCACAGCAAAAGGCCTTAATGAAGGCTGCAAAAGGACAAAGCGTAGCCCAACAAATAAGTACTAAGGACCAGCTTAAAGCTCTTCAAAAACAAATTGATGCAAATAATAAACTTGCAGATGCAAGATTAAAAGCTCTTGATGCTGCAAAGCAAGAGGGAGATATTGCAAGAGAAATTGCTAAAAAGCAAGCAGAATATGATTCTGCTTTAGCAACAGGTAATGCAGCTGCAGCACAACAAGCAAGCCTAGATATTCAAGGACTGCAATCAGATCAGCAATATCTTTCACAGAAAAAAGCAATTGAAGATGCGCTTAAATTACAAAATGCACCACTTGAAGCAAAAATAAAAGCAATTAACGAAGGTCAAGAAAAACTTTCTGACAGAGCAGCCCTAGCAGCCGAAAGTTTAGGAAAGATTAATGACAAGATAGCAACACAAAAACAAAAAATTGATGACGTTAATTCAGCAATGACAACATTTAGAATAAATGCAATCGCAGCTGGCAAAACTCTTGAAGAGTATGCTTTGACCAAAGAAGGAAAACAAGATGCTGCAGCAGTTGTAGGTACTTCAAAAACAGCGGGAATAAAAGTTCCTGCCAGCAGCGGAGGTCAGTATGTAGGAAGTACGTTTGTTCCAAATACAAAGAATGTTGGGTCACAAGCACTAGACCTGATTACTAAAACTGAAGATGCAGTAACTTCAGCTCTTACTTCAAAAGGCATTCAAATGGGCAGCGGAGACATCTACATTGTTGGAAAAGACGGAAAGAAAACAAAAGTTGATGCAACTTCATATCAAGATGGTAAAAAATCTAATGCAGGTATAAACAGATCTACGGTAAATGGTAAAGAAAAGTTGTCTGTTCAAGCTTTGCAATTAGTTGCAGAAAAAATACCTACAAAGCAGGGAACAGAATTTTTTATTAAAGATACAAAGTACAAGATTACTGGGCCAGCTAACACCAATGGTATGCTACCAATTGAAAAAGCTGGATACGGAACAATGAATCTAAATCCAAGAATTCCTACAATTGTTGGAGACAGAGGCCCAGAGCTAGCATTTGGCGGAATGATTATCCCTAATATGGCTAAGGTGCCATTCTCTTCTGCAAGATATGATGTCAATAAAGCAAATCTTAGATTTGAGCCAATGCGTGATAATTCATGTGGAAGCGTAATTAACCTTACTCAAAATATTTATCCTTCAGACGGAATGAATACAGATGCATTTGTAAGACAGGTCGTTCAGCAAACAAAACAAGCTATTGGACAAGATACAAAGTTAAATGCTAAAATGGTAGGAAATTCAATGAATGTGAGTATTAAATCATGACGTTAACACTACCAGTAGGTTCGGCTTTATTTATACAAGATACTAATGGAACTTGGCAAAAGTTAACTGAGCATAACAGATCACCCATATCTTTTGATACTCAAAGAATTGAAAGAACATCTAGGATGTCAAACGGAAGTCTTAGAAAAGTATTTGTAGCAGATAAGAAATCTTTGTCCACTTCATGGACCATGGTACCTTCATATAATTCAATGACTGTAGACGGCGGTTGGGGAGCTGAAGATTTAAAATCATTTTATTTAAGTGCAAAAGGTCAAGGTACATTTAATGTTAGAATATCCTATAATCTATCTAGAACTGAAGATTTTATTGCTACATTTACCTCATGCTCATTTAGTATTATAAAAAGAAATGTTAAGGCTAGCTCATCTGACACGCCACAGCTTTTTTGGGATGTATCTATTTCATTGGAAGAAGTATAATGTTAACTGCATCTTCTAACGTATTAAACGCAATAAATAAATCAACAAGCATTTTAATTACAAATGGATGCCTGCTTGAATATAATATGAATGATATTATCCAGGGTACCTCTGTAACGGCCCCAGAGGGGGTTTTGACGGCCTCTTTAACAGCTCCTGCAGATCAGGGAGGGTATACCTATAAACCCTTTGAAAAGTTATTTCCACTAAAAAGCATAATTGATCCAAGAAGACCCAAATCCGCTGGAATTCAGTACATGATTGCTGGAGATCCAAGCGTAGCAACAACATTATCAAGCGGGGTAGGCTCAAGAGATACATATGCTTCATCTAAAGAATTTTCTAAAAGGCTTTATTTTTCAAGTATAAAAACGGCATATAAATATTGGGTAACCCCAAAAGCATCAGGAAACTCATTATCAAATTGCATTTTATCATTAACATATCCTGCAGCAAAAAAAGCAGTATCAAATAAAATAACTATTAAGTTTGAAGTATCTCATTCAAAGCCAACTTCTTGGAATGTAAAACTAGTTAATTTAACTGGTGCAGAGTCTACTATATATACAGGAACAACTTGCCCAGATTCTGGTATTGTAAATATTTACTACAATGGATCTGCATGGACAGAAACAGAGCCATCATCACCCGCAGTTGGAGTTGATTTAAGTGGTTTAAAGCTACAAGTAAACTCAATAAGCACATCTGGCGGATACCTTGGAGTAATAGAGATGTCTGCAAGGTATGTTGTAGATGTTACACAAAGATTAGAATCATTTACTATATCTCAAAGTGCATCAGATTCTGTAGATGGAATCGTTCCCGTAGGCTCGGTAACTGCAAACTCAATTTCTCTTAACTTGAATTCATATGATAGAGTTTGTGAAAATTATGATAAAGCAATGGTTTTTGATAAAAACAAAATCAATTTATACAAAAATGTTATTGTAAAGCCATACGTAACTATTGAGTCAGAAAAAATAAACTTAGGAGTTTATTACTTAGACTCATCAGATCTAAGCGAATTTGGAGACGTATCAATTACAGCTCTAGACGGAGCTAAAGAATTGCAGTTTATAAAGCCACCAGATACTGTAACAAAAGATATGTCTTCTGTTGCAATAATAAGAAGATTGCTTGACTCAGTTGGATTTACAAACTATAAATTCAATGTTTCTGAAACAGATACAGCAACAATAACCCCAGCCTACTGGTATACAGATCCAAATAAAACTGTATGGGAGCATATTCAAGATCTATGCAAAGATACTCAAATGGTTGCTGTGTTTGATCACAATGACATTCTACAATTTTATCCAAGAGATTACATATTTGCAAAAAACAAATCTCCACAGATATCATTTAGGTATAATGCAAAATCAGACAAGCTTGCAAACATAGCATCTTTGTCAGTAGAAACTGTTCCATCTGCAAAAGCAGTCAAAGTTTTATACAGCCCACAACTTAGCTCGTCTTATGACATTAGCTCAAAAGATATTTTATACAGCTCACCAGTTGTTTCACTTGGAGCAGCAGCATTAACAAGAGACCTTTTGCCGAGCTCTCCAGCAGAAGGAACTTTAGGAACCGAAGATTACGCACCCCTTGGTGTGGTTTATTTAGAACCAGTTGTAGTAAGTGGACAAGAAAAGCAGTTATATTCTTACGGCGGATACCTTGTTGTTGAAAAAGAAATTATTGAGTACGACGCAATACAATATCAGTATCAAGACATAAATGATTCATCTGTTAAATACAAATGGATGAAGTCTGAATCTGATGTTCAAAAAAGTCAAGGTCTTTCAAAGCCAAATACATTTAAGCCTACAGGTAAATATAGAATAAAAGCTAGAAATGTTTTTAATGTTGTTTCTAGCACAGATACAGCTTCATTAACCCATACTGTAAATACAGACACGCTAGCAGCAGAATGGGAAGGCAAGAAATGGGACAGCGCAGCTGGAACAATTACATCAGACCAATCTGTTTTTACATTAAAAGAGGTTGTTGCATCGACTGGAAACAATTTATTTAACCCTATCCCAAAATCTATGATGACTTTATTTGCACCTAATTCAACTACAGTTGTAAATCCAGATAAAACTTTGCCCAATTCTTACAAGCCAAATACAGTTTATTCAATGGCAACAACTAATGCAAAATATTTAAGCGGGGAAAGTTTTGTAATAGGAACCAATATGTACTTCCCGCTAGTCAAAGATCCAAAAACTCAGCAGGGAACAGGAGAGCAAAGAGTAACCTCTGGTTTAGCATTCTCTTTAAGCTCAGACAACAGAAGCGGATATTTACTTACAGTATCAACGTCACAAAATTCTAACGGGGAAAAGAATTACAGAGATGTAAATTTTTATAAAATAGTTGATGGAAAGCCTGTATCAATGACAAATTCTCAAAAAGATACAGACGGAACAATTATTACAAATATAAATGGCGGTCAACTCTACAGAATAGATATTCGTGCAAACTACTCCAAGCCTGCTGGGGGAACAACTAAAGTTCTTGCTCTTAAGATTTTAATTAATAACAAAACATTCGTTGTTGTTGATTCTAACCCTTTAAATATAACAGAGAAGATTGGCCTACTATCTCTTCAAGGTATATCAGCTTTTGATTATGTATACTCATCTTCAATAAGCTCAGCAAACTTTTTAGCCAATAATAGCTTTAATTTATATAAAGGATTTTTAGGCGGAGAGTCTTCTGTAGTTAAAAATTTCGGAGATTTTATTTTTGATCAAGGCAAAAAAATAGAGAGCCCTTCATGGATAAAAGAATTTGGGCCAGTAGCTAGAGAACTTAAAAGAATACAGACTAGATATACTACCCCAGGTTTTCCAAAATACTCTCAGCTTGTAAATAATCCAGACGTTACAATAGTTGGAGAATCAATAGACTCATTCACTATGGATATATTTGCAATGAATAATAGTGGTGCATTTGCCTCCCTAGCAAACGGAGAAGAAAAAACATTTACTGTTGTGGGAGACTTTATTGTTCCTTCAGATCCCTTTGAATATATTGATCCAGATTTAACAGACGTAGACAAACAAGAACAAGTAGGCTTCGAGTCTACCTGGATACAAAGAGAAACAGAAGCTAGGGATTTAGCAAAATGGATGACCGAGCAATGGTCTAAGCAGCAAAGAGTTGTCTCTCTTGAAACATTTATAAACCCATTAATTCAAATAGGAGATATAGTTGAGATTTCTTATCCAGAAAACAAAATATATTCATCTGAAGACACATCAATACCTTCAGGGTATTCAGCAAGTAAGTTTGTAGTGCTATCTTTAGACACAACTTATGACAATCAATCTTCCCCAACAACAAGAATAACCTGCAGATCGATTTATACTGGATGAAATGGTAGAATGTAAATATGAGTAATATTAAGCAGCCAGCGTCAAAAACAGCAAAGCCACAAAAGCTTCTGCTGTTTCCTGGAGACCCATTAATAAAAACATTAAAGCCAGACTATTATGTAATTGTTGACCCATCAACATTAGAAGAAATAGGCGTATCTGGAATAGAAAATACAGACGAACAAACAATTGTTGAAGACGATGATTCAGCTGTGGAAGAAGAATTTTATAGTGGTTTAGAAGCACCAAATTTAGAAGACATAACCTTGATAAGTAAAAAGATGGTTACAGACGACAATAAAAATCAATATGTTGAATTTGTTTTTAATATTAAAAATCACGTAGGCGATAAAGTGGTAGGGGTAACTGGATATGGACAATAATTTAAATGCAACTGGAGAATATTTTTTCTATGAAGATGGAAAAGAAATATATCGCAGTAAAAATATTTTAACTAAGTTTGGTAAAAGATACATTACTCAATATCTTGCAGGAAAATCTACTTCTAATTTAAAAGACATAGCGCTGGGAGTTGGCTCAACAGCAGCAACAATAAATGATACTCAGCTTGAATTTGAGTTTTATAAATCAGTTGTAAACATGAGCAGCGTAGATATACAGACTAGCCAGCTAACTGGAGAAAGCACATACGGAATAGTTTATAAGTCAACAGTTCCAGTAGACGTAGCTGGAGTTATAAGCGAGGTTGGCTTATTCCCTTCAGTGACATTTGGTAGTACAGACTATGCAGGAAATTCAATATCAACTTTTGAAAATAATCAAGAATGGTACGATTCAAATAAAGAATTTGCACAAGCTCTGACATCTCCTGAGCCAAAAATTGGAACCTACTATATTTCAATTGGTGCAGCATCTTCACAATCTAAAAATTATTTTTATAATTTTAACCTAGACATTTCTGGGTATAGTTCAAATGACAGCCTAACATTGGCATACTACCAGTCTGATTTAAATTTAGACTATGTGTTTGTAAGAACATACGATTCAAATGACAGATATTATGAAATTAGGTATCCCTCAAATAATTCAATAGGATATAAGATAAACTCTTTAACTTTAAATAATTTATATACTAGTGGATACGGAAATGGAACACCCGATAATCAGTCTATTGTTAAAATATCAGTAGGGGTTAAAGCAAAGTCTTCGGGCTCAACAAATGTTTTATTTGATGGCTTAAGAATTAATGATGAAGATGCGTTTAGATCTGACTACGGACTAATAAGCAGATCAGTTTTATCTACACCGATTGTAAAAACTTTGGGAAAGCAAATGGACATAGAGTATAGGTTAGGAATAAGCTTCTAATGCCACGCTATGATAGAGATGAAGTTGGCGCAAGTTTTCCTGCTGATTTAGAAAAAACAAATACTGCTTCAGCAGCTACTGCTGCAAAAACATCTCCAGGTTCATACGAAGTAAAGCTTAAGCTCCCATTAACAAGAGCTGCAAAAGTATTTTCTTTTTGGTTTACTTATTTATACCAAAACCCAGAAACAAAAATTGTTACAGAAGGCCCAAGATCCCCAACAGTTCAGCATGGGTTTGATGTTCCCAACCTAACTAAACCAGTACTTAATTTAACTTTAACCGCAGGGTTTAAATCTTACGGTGTTAAATTTGATGTAGACCCAACAAGCGTTCAAGAAGATGTTGTTATATTTGAAAGCTTAACGGGAGCATTCGCAGGAGAACAATACATAGTTTACGTAGGAACATCTACCAACATAACTATTAATACATCAGATTTTGCACCTAGATGGGTTAGGGTTAGAGTTAGAGATAAATGGCTAACTGCAAATAATTCAGAAGCAACCGCTGGCCCAGTCACTCCAAGAAATGCTGATCCAGACACTTCGACTCCTCCTTCAGCGCCACAATCTGCTTCAGTAACTGGATCTATAGATTCAAACGACAAGAGTGGTTTTAGTGCAAAGCTCACAGCTTCATGGACAGCAAACTCAGATAATAACACTTCTGGGTATGTAATAAGATGGACAACTCAAAATCCAGCAACAACACCGAATCCTTTATGGGAGTACGGACAAGTTGATGGTAAAGCAACAACAACTTTTGATATAACTGGACTTATCCCTAACACACTTTACTATTGGCAAGTCACAGCAAAGAGTCCTTACAATGCACTTACTTGGATTGGTGCCCAGTCTGGAACAGTAGGACCAATTATTGACGCAAATGCTCCAGCAGATGCTTTTGCACAATTAAGATCAATTATTTCAATAGGCGGAAAAACAGCAGACCTGTTTAAAATAGGAACAGGAATATCTCAATCTATAAATACATCTACAACAATAACTCCATCACAAACTTCAGGTAACTATAGCGGAATTATTCTTAATAAATCCACAACGAACTTCGGACACAACTACTGGCTGAATACAGGACAATTTAGAGTAGGCAGTGCAACAAACTTTTTATATTGGGACGGATCAGATTTATATACAACAGGTAAAATAAATGCAACTGGTGGGTCTTTTAGCGGAGACGTTCAAATATCAACAGGATCTTTGTATGCTGGAGCACAACCAAATACTGGTGCAAGAGTAAGGTTAAATAGCGCAGGCTTATTCGCATATGACTCAAGCAACAACCAAACCGTAGCTATCACACAATCAGATGGAAAGATCGATGCTCGTCAAGGATATATAGGCGGATGGACAATTAATGGAACCGCACAGACCACAGGAACTATTTCTAAAAATGGAACCATACTAGACAGCAACGGTAATATAACTTTAGGAGATACAACAGGAACATTACCGTCAATTGTTAGATTAAGCTCAACAGATTCAACATACAGACTATGGGTAGGATCTCAATCCCCATCAACTGCAGCATTTAAAGTAGACTTAAACGGAAAGCTTTACGCAACTGGCGCAGTAATTGATGGAACCGCATCGATTGCTGGAACAGTAACAATTGGTGGAACTACAGCGTCAACAGTTGTGTCAAATGCATCAACAGCAGTATCTACTGCAAACACTGCATCTTCTAATGCAAGCAATGCAGTGGCTAACGCACAAGCAGCTGCAACAGAAGCTAATACTGCTAAAGTAGCTGCTGCGGCAGCAAAAGCTATTGCAGATGCAGCATTGCCATCAACAAGTTTTAACAGAGACGCTATTGTAAATAGCATTAACAGCGCAACAACTACAACTACAATTAATGGCGGAAAAATAACCACGGGAACAATATCTTCAAATGCAGTTGTTTCTGATTTTATTTCTGCATTTTCTATCAATGCCGACAAGATTACTACTGGAACTATAACTGGAGTAACTGGAAACTTTACATCTGGTCGAGTAGGAGGATTTGATTTAGGCACTGGAGATTTAACTGGAAGACTTTCAGTTTTACCAAGAATTATATTCGGAACTAAAGTTCTTATTGGATGGAACGGCGGAAGCGACTACACAATATCCGCTGGTAACCCATACACTGACGCTGGGCAATCATTTTTTATTAACACACAGACAAACGTATTTAGATTTGCAGCAGACTCTGCATCTAGAGCATACGCAGCGGAAATTAGAAATGATGTTAGAGCAAGAGATTTTAGATACATTAGATCTCTTGTGAATGATAGCTCATCAAGAAGGTTTAAGGAAAATATTACATATGCTCCTAAATCCTACTATGATAAAATTCTTAATATTACCCCAGCATTTTACACATATATTAATAACCACCCAGAAACTGATTCTGCTTTATGGGGAACACATTCATTCGGTCCAATTGCAGAAGATCTAGAAGATGCTGGCTTAGGTTTATTTGTTCAAAGAAATTTAAATGGAGAGCCTACTGCCCTTCAAAACGAACATAAGCTGGCATTTCTTTTAATACCAATAATTAGAGACCTCAAAGAAACCATACAAAATATGGATCAAAGAATACTAGAACTGGAGAATAAAAATGTTTAAGTTTTTTTGCTCAATATGTATAGACGATAAAGAGCTTTATGCAGAATCATTAGATAAAGATAACGCATATGCAACTTGCCCAGACTGTGGAGCAGCGCTAAAAGAAGGCTTTTCAAGACACAACGATATTACCGAAGAAGAAATGACTACAGAGTCATATCTTTCTAAGAATGGGCTAGACACAAATACCCCATAATGGTATACTGTAAATCTATCAAGGAGATATAATGGATAAAGCAGAATTAGTAATACAAGCACTGCAGCAAAGAATTGGCGAAGTTGTCTCACAGTATGAAACTCATATTGCAGTTCTCCGTGCAGAAATTACACAATTAGTAGAACAAATTAAAAATCAGGAAGCTACACCAGAAACACAGGAGTAAAAATGGCAGACTTAAAATCAAAGAACATTAATGCTGGTGACCCAGTAACGGCGGAGCTTATTAATAACATTATATTAGATTTAAATGAAATTAATAAAGGCTCTACAATTTCTACGATTACTCTTGCAAACACAACTGCATCAGGATCATCTACAACCGTATCCAGCACAGTTCAGGCTGTTGGCCCACAGATAGTATCGATGTCTGGAGGATCAACTATTACTGAAAGAGAGTTTAAATTTGCTAAGCCATTTGCAGAAGCTCCAAAATGTTGGGTTCAAATTTATACAGAGGGTCTAGATCAACCAACATTTGCACAGTCTCAAGTTTTCCCACAGGTAACTTTAGTTACAACAACATCTGCAAAGGTAAAGTTTAGAACATCAACTTCAACTAAATTAAAGGTTGTTCTTTTTGCTACAGGAGTTTTAGCCTAAACTATTGACAAGTCATAACCATATGTTACAATTACTGTAACATCAAAGTCACGTATCCGTGACTTTTTTCGTATAAAGGTAAATAATGAGTAACGATTTAAAGTGGATGTTATCATCCGACCAGCAGTTTCCGTATCAGGATGATAAGATGATCGCCCTATGGTTTAAAGTAATGAAATGGTTTAAGCCAGATGTTGTTGACTATTTGGGAGACACTGACGATCAGGCATGCTATAGCAAGTACACAGAAGGTCGTTCAGCTGAGTTTTTAAACTATCATAAAAGCGATAGCAAGGATCTAATTATTCCTATGATGCGCCACGAAGCAAAAGGTGCAAGAGATTTCTATGCAAAGACAAGAGAGATGTTGCCAGATGCACAACTTTTTTCAGCCCTAGGAAATCATGACATTAGGGTATTTAATTATGTTGATGCAAAGCTTCCAGATTATATTTCTGAGGTAACACCAGAAGCATTGTGGAGTCTAGATTCTTTAGGTTATGATTACATTTATTATGACGAACTTCCTAAGCGTCGCTTTGGAGACATACATGTACACCACGGACTTTCAATTGCAGCCACTGGATCAGCAAGAAAAGATATGGAAGACATGCAGATATCATTAATTCGTGGACACTCTCACAGAATTGCATCGCATATGGTAACATATGAGCTTAGAAACAATGGTCAAGGAGAAACACTTCGTGGCTATGAGATTGGTCACATGTGTGACGAAAAGGGTCCAGGAATGAAGTATACACAGCACCACGATTGGCAAAAGGGATTTGCAGTGGCACATATTGTAAATGATTATCCTCATATTCAAATGATTCACGTTTCGCCAGATTACTCTTGCGTTGTAGACGGAAAGTTGTTTGCTTTATAATGTGGTGCAGTAAATGTAAAGGAAGAGTTTTTGTAGATAGAGTATTCTCACAAAAACTACATATGGAATTATTCTGTATCATGTGCGGCAAACGCTGGATGTGCAATAAAGAAACGAGTGCTTTCGGAAAATGGCTGGATCAAAAAGAAATGGCAAATCAAAAAGCTTACGGTATTTCTTCTTAAACGAAAAAATACATAAGGTTTTAAGGTCATCCAGATCAAAAGATGAATTGGTTGCCTGGTGCTATCCAGACAGAAAGCGTGTAATGTATTCTTATTCGCAGGTAAAGAAATATATGGAAAACGCATACACAATTGTTGAAGTTTCTAGTATGTTAAATAAGCATAGAGTAACCATACAAGATTATATTTTAGAGGGTAAGGTTATGACGCCAGCCAAGATATATCCAATAGGTGAGCCAGACAGTAAGTCTTGGTCAAAATATATGTTTAATGAAAAAAATATATTTGACATACACGAACATATATTAGATTCAGGACACTCAGGAGAACTTCCATCTAAAGCAGAATTAAAGGGGCTTCTCAAAAATAACTTTATATTGTATACTAAAACAGAAGAAGGAAAATTTATTCCAGTGTGGAAGGCGGAATAGTGGCAAGTAATAGAATCGTGATCTGTACAGAATGTTCAAAAGAGCTAGAAGTCAGATCAGGTTTTGCACACATGACATTATCTAATCATATAAAGAAGGAGCACAAGTGACAACAAAGGTTAAGGTTGACTTATCTTTTACACGAAATCTAGGTAACTATGAAAGCATAAAGATTGGCATAGGTATTGAAGATGACGTTAGGCAGGGTGAGACAGTTGATGCTGCAACCGAAAGAGTTTATGCTTTTGTTGAAAATAAACTGATTCAAAAAACTCAAGAAGTAGAAGAAGAGTTAAAGAGTGGCAAATAACAAAGAGCCATATATCTTGCTTACAATGTATCAAAATTTATATAAAGATAAATATGGCAAGCCTGTAACCATAAATAAGTTTCGTGAAAAATGGGCTATGCAAGATGTAATAGATAGTGTAGGATTTAATCGTGCAAAAGAATTGCTAGAGTACTACTTTGGGTTAACAAAAAATGGACACCCACTTCAGTTTTTCTTTTATAACTTTGACAAAATGGATGAGCTAAAAAAAGAGATTGAAAAAGATAAAGAAAAACGTCGTTTGTTACTGGAAGAAACGAAGAAAATGGTAGAGCAAGGCGGAATAGAATGAATACAGAAGCTACATTAATTTCTGCTGTTTGTAAAAACAAAGATATCAGCACACTATTAGCAGATAACGTAGATGATTTATTTACCTCTCATAAAGACATTTGGGAAGGGCTTAAGTCATACTATTATAAATTTAAAGCGGTTCCAGAGGTAGGAATTCTTCAAGAAAAGTTTAAAGACTTTGAGCCAGTAGATACGAAAGCAGAGACGGGCTACTACCTAGATACATTAAAGAATGAATTTTTATCTGCAAAACTAAAGAATATACTTTTAAAGAGTGGGTCTGCATTAAAAGAAGATGCTGCCTCTAGAGTTCTTGAGCAAATGCAAAGCCAGCTAGCTGGTCTAAGTAGATTTACAAACAATGTGCGAGACTTAGATATTACAGATGCAGATGCAGCAATTAGGCATATGGAGTTGTTACGTGTTAGGTCTGCCGAAATGGGAGGATCTCCAGGCATCAAGACAGGCTTTGAGGCTATTGATTTAGCATATCCAACAGGTATGGCTCCAGGCCACCTGATTGTTGCTATTGGTTGGCCAGGACGTGGTAAGACATGGTTTACCTCATACCTTGCATGTAAAGCATGGGAGCAAGGATTTAAGCCAATGATTGTTTCTCTTGAAATGTCTCCAGAAAATATGCGTGACCGTATTTACACCATGCTAGGCTCTGGATTATTTAAGGCTTCTGATTTTTCAAAGGGCAATATTAATATAGATGATTTTCGTTCTTGGTCACAGAAGAAGTTTGAAAATAAAAACAGCTTTATTTTAATTTCAAATGAAGGAAATACTGAAGTTACTCCAGCAACTATTCAGGGTAAAATAGATCAGCATAAGCCAGACTTGGTTATTCTTGATTACCACCAGCTATTTAATGATAACAAGCGAAGCAATTCTGAAGTTGAGCGTAACCGAAATGTTTCTCGTGAATTTAAGATGCTAGCGGTATCTAATAATATTCCAATTATTGATATTACAGCAGCAACTGCAGACGATGTTTCAGACCAAGATAACCCACCAATGATGTCTCAAGTTGCCTGGTCAAAGGCAATTGAGTATGATGCAGACATGGCTATGGCTGTACATAGATACCCAGGGACAAATATGATTGAGGTTGTGTCACGCAAGAATCGACATGGACACGACTTTGGTTTATACTTAGATTGGGATATCAACAGGGGTATCGTCAAAGAAATTTATGAGAATCCATTCCAAAATAATGAATCACAAACCAATCAAAAGATTTCAAATTAGAGTTGAATTTCTAGACGACTCTGATATTATTCGAATTAAGCATCAATACGAAAGTATGCTTACGCATCAGATGAGAGATAAAGGATATCTTAGGGTACTTGACATAGATACCAACTTTTCGGTAGAATTTGACGGTACAACATGGGTGTTCTTAATGACACTCTATGGAACATATGTGGGAAAGAAGAAGTCATGGCAATCAGAAGCAATTACGCAAGGAAAGCTGATCCCACGCACTACGCTATCTCGCAAGTAAAAGCAATTGTAAAAGCTTTAGGTCTTCATGAAACTTCAGAAGCAAATAATAATTTACTTCTATATTGTCCTTTTCATTCCAATAGACATACTGCAAGCTTTAGCATTAGCTGCGAAAATGGAGCATGGCTATGCTATAACCCAGCATGCGGAGAGTCTGGTAATTTAGTTGAGCTTGTTAAAAGAATACTACACAAAAATGATTTTGAAGCAATGAGGTTTATTGCAGCTAAGCAAAACGAAACTCTAGAAAATTTTGATGAACTTCTTGAAGGCATAATGGAAGATAAGCCAGAATTTGAAAAGTTTCCTGAAGAAACTCTTGTAAAGCTTTCTAATGAGTTAGCTTCGACACAAGAAGGAAAAGATTATTTTAAGTCTAGAGGCATAGAGCAGCAATCAATTATTGATTTTAATTTAGGCTACTCTAAAAATATGGGAATGGTAACTGTCCCAGTGCATAGCCCAGACGGAGTTGCTATTGGAATTGTCGGTAGATCAATCGAAGGAAAGTCATTTAAAAATAGTACAAATTTACCTAAAAGCAAAACAATGTTTAATATACATCGTGCTAAAAAAATTGGCAGCAATGTAATAGTAGTTGAGTCTAGCTTTGATGCGATACGTGTTCACCAGGCTGGATTTCCAAATGTTGTAGCAACACTTGGAGGATCTTTGTCGTCAGAGCAGCAAAGGCTCCTAAATAAATATTTTAGCACAATCGTTATAATGACTGATGCTGATGAGGCTGGTCGTGAGCTTGGACTAAGTATTGCAAATAGATTAAATGCAAAAGATATCTTGTGGGCTTCTTATGATTATGGTAAGATATACCCTCATGACGCAAAAGATGTAGGAGATATGACAGAAGAAGAGATACAGAAATGTATTAAAAATTCTGTATCTCATATTGAATATGTCAGTTGGTAATGCTATACTAATAATACAGATGGATCTATACCATCGATTATATAAATAAGGAGATACAATGGGTATCGTTAAAGGACTAAAAGACCTAAATAAGGTTATGGATGCACCGCAACACTCAGGCGGAGACGGAGTGAAAGCACGTTGGGCAAAGCTAGAAGATGCAGAAAGCGTAAAGGTTCGTTTTCTTCAAGAGCTTGATCCAGATTCACCAACATACAACGAAAAAGCTGGACTTGGTTTTATTGCAGTAGAACACACCAATCCAAAAGACTATCGTCGCAAGGCACTTTGCACAATGGAAGATCAAGGCAAATGTTACGGTTGCGAACAACACAGAAAAGATTACAAGGCAGGATGGAAGGGTCGTTCAAGACTTTACATCAATGTACTAATTGATGATGGAAAAGAAGATCCATATGTTGCAATTCTTTCACAGGGTTCAAGCGGAAAAACAATTACGCCAACTTTAATTGAATATGCAGGAGAAATGGGATCAATCACAAATCTAATGTGGCGTGTTAAGCGTTCAGGAACAAAGACTGATACAAGCTACACAATTATTCCACTTGCAAAAGATGAATCACCATTTGATTCATCATCACTTGAACTGTACGATTTAGAAACAACTGCAGTTCGTAATCTACCATACACTGAGCAAGAATCATTCTTCGCTGGTGAAGGCGCACAAACAGAAGAAGCATCTTCTTCAAGCAGCAGCGTAGACTGGTAACAATTAAATATCAGGGGCAGTCTATTGACTGCCCCTGTATTATTTAGTAGAATAGCATAATGATCTCATACGAAATACCTGACCCATTTGCTACATTTGTGGCACACAAGTATGCCAATTTTAAGGGCATGGTCTATGACTACTTTGCTAGAGAATGGCATTTAAAAACTGCTTGCTGTGGGGAAGAACTTTATGCCCCTAATAAAAAGACTATGACTAAGATCAGACTTTATCATACTCGCAATGAATGTATGGGTGGATACTAAATGATATTAAGCGATAATGCAGTCAAGAAGGTGGCAGAGCTAATTAAAGAGTCTCAGATAAGCACACCTGGAAGACAACAATTTTTAAGAATATCTGTTCAACCTGGGGGATGCTCAGGACTTAGATATCAAACCTACTTTGACTATGAAGAAAAAGAAGGGGATGTAATATATCCTTTTGAAGGCTTTGATCTTAGATTAGATAGAATGTCGGATCCTTATTTACAGGGTTCAAACTTAGATTTTGTAGACACAATAGAGAAGCAAGGCTTTACGATAGATAACCCTAATGCACAAGGCTCATGCGCTTGTGGGGATAGTTTTCACTAATGAATGATATATTCTGGTATAAGATTAAACTAAGAGAAGCAGTATCAACTACTGGTATGGAAAATGGCTGGAATGATGAGAAATGCAAAGAAGTCTTTGATAGCCTTATGAATAAATATTTAGTGTCTAGGGGTCTTGAATGAGTTTTACACACCTACATGTTCACTCCTATTATTCATTAATGGATGGACTAAATTCACCTAAAGAATTATGCCAAGCAGCGTTAGATGCTGGGCAAACTGCGATTGCAATTACAGACCATGGTACTCTCTCTTCACACAGAGATATGCAAATTGCCGCAAAGGAAACTGGCATTAAGCCAATTCTTGGTGTTGAGGCGTACATTTCTCCAACCGATAGGTTCGACAGATCATCTAAAACAGATAAATCTATTCAGGCCTACAACCATATTATTTTGCTAGCGAAAAATAAAAAGGGGTTGGAGAATATAAATATTCTACAAGAACTTGCTTGGAACGAAGGTTTTTATCATAAGCCACGTATTGATAGAGAGGTTTTAAATGATTATAGCGAAGGTATTATCGTTCTTAGCGGATGTCTTAATGGACTCATTAGTAAGGCTATCGATAAAGGTAACATGGAGGAAGCAGAACTTCTTCTCAAAGGCTTTAAACAAACTTTCGGACAAGATTTTTACGTGGAAGTGCAATCACATAACCCTATGGAGATCAACTCCGCCCTTCTAGAATTAGCAGACAAGCTTGGAATTAAGGCGGTGGCAACAGGAGATGCCCACTTTGCTAAAGAAGAAGATAGAATATTAGAAGAAGCGTTATTAATTCTTTCTACATCCCCTAAAGCAGATAAAGATTCAGATTTTGATATGTCTAGAAATATGAAAGACATGTTAGACAGATTTAATTATCTTTATCCTGATCGTAGAATTTCATTTCAAGATATGAATCTGTTTATTCAAAGCCGTTCAGAAATTGAGTCAGATTTTAATAAATCTGGAATTAATCGAACAGACATATATGAAAACACAATGGAAATTGCTGACAAGGTAGAAGATTATGATTTTTATCAAGACCTAGACCTGTTGCCAGTTCCTAAAACAGATGCCGATGAAAGACTTAGGAAGTTGGCTGAAAATGGCTTAGATAGGCTTCAGAAGGCTTCTGACCCTGCGTACATTAATAGACTTAACGAAGAACTATCTATTATTGCTAAGAAAAACTTTGCTTCATACTTCTTGGTGGTGGGAGATATGATTAATTGGGCTAAAGAAAATGATATTCGTGTTGGTCCTGGCCGTGGCTCAGCTGCTGGATCATTGGTTTGCTATGCCTTGGGAATTACAGATGTAGATCCAATTGAGTATAACCTATTGTTTTTTAGATTTATTAATGAAGAGCGTAATGACTTTCCAGATATTGACACCGACTTCGAAGACCGTCGCCGCAAAGAAGTTAAGGATTATTTAAAGAAAAAGTTTAAGCATGTGGCATCAATTTCAACATACACTTATTTTAAAGATAAGGGTGTGGTTAGAGATGCTGCTCGTGTATTTATGGTTCCGCTTCAAGAAGTAAACCGTGCATTAAAAACTGTTGATACATTTGAAGATTTTATTGATTCTCCAAATACAAAAGAGTTTAGAATGAAATACCCAGAGGTAGTTTGGCTTGCAGATAGGTTGCGTGGAAGAATTCGTTCAGTTGGAGTTCATGCTGCAGGTGTTGTAGTTGCTAAAGATGACTTAAGAAAGTTTGCCCCAGTAGAGTCTCGTGAAGATTCACAAGATAAAGTGTCTGGAAGAATTCCTGTTGTTGCATACGATATGGATACAGTTGCGGATATTGGCCTAATCAAGCTAGATGCTTTGGGACTTAAGACATTGTCTGTAATCTCGGACACACTAAAATCAATTAAGGAAAGAACAGGTAAAGAGATTGACCTTTCAAAACTTTCACTTGATGATCCAAAGGTTTATCAGATGCTCAGTGATGGGTATACAAAGGGAGTTTTTCAAGCAGAAGCAACCCCATACACAAACTTATTAATTAAGATGGGTGTAGACAAGTTTGAAGA